CTACAAAGAGTTATTCCAGAAGCATCGTCACGAATGTATTGATGAGGATATTTGATATGAATATCTTTGAGTTCCTAGGTCTTCCAGAAGACCACCGCAATCACCCATTCATGCTGGTGAAACATCGCGGTGAAGTGCCTGAGAAGAAACTTACATTTCCATGTTATGCACAGGTGAAACGAGATGGGATATTTAGCGCTACAGTTGTGCGTGCTGATGGTGTTGTCGGCATCTTTGGACGTACTGGTAAAAAGTTGGCTAACGTCGAACAGTTGGAAGCAGCTTGTAGGGATTGGCCTGCTGGTGTGTATCTTGGGGAGTTGCAATCTATGGCTCTTGATGTTTATCTTGAAGTTCTATCAGGGGTAGTAAACCCTAATCGCACTGAGCCACTTGATTTCATAGGCCAGCAGATTAAAGACAACCTGTATATTGACTTCTTCGATATGTTAACTATTAAGGCATTCCATGATGGATTCACTAATGTTTCTTATCTCAAACGTTACGATGCTTTACATCGTCGCATCGGCGCTCATCTTAGCGGGAACAACGCTATCCTTCCTATTACCCCTTGCCATAATGAGCGAGAAGTTGAAGCGTTTGCACAAGAGCAAATAGATGCAGGCCGAGAAGGTGCTGTGTTTAAACTGGACTGCGACTATGAAGCAGGCCACAAAGGTTATCGTCAGACTAAAGAAGTCCGTAAGGTAACTTATGACCTTACTTGTATTGGCTTTGAAGAAGGTAAAGGTAAGTACAAGGGTAAGGTAGCTAACCTCATTTTCAAATGGAAAGGAGGCAAGACAATCAAAGCTATGTTAGGTAAAGGGTGGACTCATGCAGATGCAGAACAGATGTTCCACGACATTAAACATGGCGGACGATTGAATGTCATTGGTAAAATCTTTGAAGTCAAAGGTCTTCAGGATTCAAGCAAGGGCAACATTCGTCTGCCCAAATGCGGAGAATTAAGACATGACAAAGATGAACCAGATTTCTTTTGATAGCATGAAGGCAACTCGTGCAGTTGAGGTAGCAGAGGCTATCTTCGAAACTTTATCCTGTGGCATGGAAGTGCCATATAACTTACTGGCTGATGCAGAAGAACTGGGTCTTTCTGTAGAAGCTATCCAAGAAAAAGTAACTGAGTTATACGGAGAGCCAGAAGATGAAGACACTCTGTATTGAGCATAAACAAAAAGGTAATAAATGGGGTTATGCTAAAACTAATCGCAAGATTAATGGTAAATTAAAAGGTGTACTTTTGCATCGCGCCATATATTGTGATCATAACAATGTCACCTTTGACTCAATAGCTGGCCTTGAAGTCAGACATAAGTGTGATAATCCTAGATGCATTAACCCATTGCATTTGGAAATAGGAACACACGCCGACAATATGAATGACATGAAAGTGAGAGGGAGAGCACCAAGAGGCTCACGATCTGGTAATGCGAAGATGACGTGGGATTCTGTGCGAGAATTACGAAAGTTATATGCAACAGGTAATTATACTCAAATGCAATTAGCTGTAAGATTCAACATTAGCTCATCACAAGTTGGTTATATTGTTGGAGGCAAGCAATGGGTGGAGTGAAGAAGAAACCGACGATTTCATTTGAAGGGATGGAGATGCTTAAGAGGGTTCTCACGCCATCTTCTCCGAAGCTAACTAAGACTCATGAAGAATTAATAGTTGATGAAGTGAAGCGTTACATCATGGAATGTGTCAAAGCACAACTGGTGGTTCAATGATACGTCAAGCTTCATTCCTAGATATTCCTGAGATTATAAACCTTGGGAATAAGTATGTGGAAGAGGAAGTCAAGGTTGTGGCCCACCACTCAGCCTCATGGAATGCAGAACAAAGCGCACATAACCTTTGTGCATCTCTAAGTAGAGAGGATTTATTTCTATGGGTGGCTGTTGATGAAGGGCAGATTGTCGGTTTCCTATGGGCTGGCTATCATGAGTTAGCACCTTGGACACCTGTAAGAGTTGCCTCTGACATTCTCTTTTACATTATACCAGAGAAGCGAGGGACGCTACTTGGAATGCGACTAATCAAATCCCTTAAGCAATGGGCTAGTGATAATGAATGCTCCGAGGTTCGCCTGTCTATCGCCTCTGGTATTAATGAAGAACGTGTCGGACGTATGTATAAGCGACTTGGCTTTGAACAGTTTGGCACTGTGTACAACCTGAAGTTCTAAGGAGATAACATGGGTGTTGTAAAGAAAGCATTTAAGGCTGTAGGTCTTGCTCAAGATGCACCACGTATTGAAGCTAAAGTACCAGCGCAGCAGCTTGAGCGTCAACCTGAAACTGAAGCAGAAGATATCCAGATTGGTGCAGGGGATGATGCCACTGCCTCTGCAAAAGGTAAGCGCGGCCTTGTCCGTCCAGTGGCCTCTAGCCTGAAGGTGTAATATGAAACAGAGCACAGATTTGGAGTATGGAGGTAAGCGGTCTAAGATACCTAAGCTATGGGAGAAATTCTCCACTAAACGTAGCTCTTTCCTAGATAGGGCAAAGCATTACTCCAGATTAACCTTGCCCTATCTGATGAATGACAAAGGTAATAATGAGACTTCGCAGAATGGATGGCAAGGTGTAGGTGCTCAGGCAACTAATCATCTAGCCAACAAATTAGCGCAAGTGCTATTTCCTGCGCAGCGTTCCTTCTTCCGTGTAGACTTAACTGCACAAGGTGAGAAGGTTCTTAACCAGCGTGGCCTGAAGAAGACAGAGCTAGCTACGATCTTTGCTCAAGTAGAAACACGGGCGATGAAAGAGTTAGAGCAACGTCAATTCCGTCCTGCTGTAGTAGAAGCATTCAAGCATCTTATTGTTGCTGGTAGCTGTATGCTATACAAGCCGAGCAAAGGTGCAATCAGTGCAATCCCGATGCATCACTATGTTGTTAACCGTGATACCAATGGCGACCTGTTAGACATTATCTTACTACAAGAGAAAGCCTTACGTACATTTGACCCAGCTACACGGGCTGTAGTAGAGGTAGGCTTGAAAGGTAAGAAGTGCAAGGAAGATGACAGCATTAAGCTGTACACACATGCTAAGTATCTTGGTGATGGCTTTTGGGAACTCAAGCAATCTGCTGATGATATTCCTGTTGGTAAGGTTAGTAAAATCAAATCAGAAAAGCTACCTTTCATCCCACTTACTTGGAAGCGTAGCTATGGTGAAGATTGGGGTCGTCCTCTTGCAGAGGATTACTCTGGTGATTTATTCGTTATCCAATTCTTATCTGAAGCAGTTGCCCGTGGTGCTGCACTGATGGCAGACATTAAGTACCTGATTCGTCCGGGTGCTCAGACTGATGTTGACCACTTTGTTAACTCTGGCACCGGTGAGGTTGTCACTGGTGTAGAAGAAGATATTCATATTGTACAGTTAGGTAAGTATGCAGACCTCGCACCTATTAGCGCGGTTCTAGAAGTGTACACTCGCCGTATCGGTGTCGTCTTCATGATGGAGACAATGACACGCCGTGACGCCGAACGTGTTACTGCTGTAGAAATCCAGCGAGATGCGTTAGAGATTGAGCAGAACATGGGTGGTGTATATTCCCTCTTCGCTACTACTATGCAATCGCCAGTAGCGATGTGGGGTCTGCTGGAGGCAGGAGAGTCATTCACGAGTGAACTAGTTGACCCTGTAATTATCACAGGTATTGAAGCATTAGGTCGTATGGCTGAACTGGATAAGTTGGCAAACTTTGCTCAATACATGTCGTTACCTCTGCAATGGCCTGAGCCTGTCATAGCTGCTGTGAAATGGCCTGATTATATGGATTGGGTTCGTGGTCAAATCTCTGCTGAACTGCCATTCCTTAAATCTGCTGAAGAGATGGCACAAGAACAGGAAGCACAGATGCAAGCACAGCAAGCACAGATGCTTGAAGAAGGTGTGGCTAAGGCTGTACCGGGTGTAATTCAACAAGAACTTAAGGAGGCGTAATGTCTTTCTCATTTACTGAACCATCAACCACTCATCCTACTGCTGAAGAGAATCCGGTAGAAACCAAGGAGGTAACAACTGATGCTGCTACTACTGATGTTCCTGCTGACGCTAGTCCTGATGTACAAGATGACACTGCTGGTGCGCAATCTGCTGAAGACACCGGAGGAGAAACTTCTGGACAGCCTCCAGAAGAAGGAGACAATGGCGGAGAGAATGGTGAATCTAAGCCAGATGATACCAAGGTCGACACTGAGGAAGTGCAATACTTCTTCGGAGAACACGAAGTAACAGTAGATATTCCTCAGGATGTAACTGATAGCCTTAAAGAGAAAGGCATTGATGCTAAGCAGGTTGCCAAGGAACTATATGCTAAAGATGGCAAGTTTGAACTGTCAGATGCAACCAAGCAGAAGTTGTATGATGCCTTTGGAAAATTTGCAGTAGACGCTTACCTGTCTGGACTCAAGGCGCAGAACGAGGCATTCTTCCTGAAGGAAGCCAATGCTGCCAAAGAACTGGAAGCCGCTAATACTCAGCGCTTCTCTGATGTTTCCAAGGAGGTTGGTGGAGAAGAAGGGTGGTCACGTCTTGAGGCGTGGGCACTTGAAGCACTATCAGATGATGAGCTCACGGCCTTCAATGCTGTGATGGAATCTGGCAATCAATACCTCCAGCAATACGCTGTGCGTGAGCTGGAGAGTCGTCGTAAGTCCGCACAAGGTGATGACAAGCCTAGCCTGATTGAGCCTTCTGCACCTGCTGTCGCATCGGAAGATAATGGACCTCTGTCTCGTGAGCAATACCTCCGTGAGATGATGACTATTGGCTCTCGCTTCGGTACAGACAAGAAAGCTGCTGCTGAGTATCAGGCTAAGCTGGATGCTCGCCGCCGTGCGGGTATGGCTCGCGGACTCTAATTCGTATTTACTGGACACTATAGAAGGGAGAAATGTCTCCCTAATTATCAATCTGATTTATAAGGAGGTTTATTAATGTCTACGCCGAATAACCTGACCAACGTTGCAGTCTCCGCTTCCGGTGAGGTAGACAGTCTTCTCATTGAGAAATTCAATGGCAAGGTAAATGAGCAGTACCTGAAAGGTGAGAACATCATGTCTTACTTCGATGTTCAGACCGTAACTGGCACTAACACTGTGAGCAACAAATACTTGGGTGAAACCGAGTTACAGGTGCTGGCTCCGGGTCAATCTCCGGCTGCAACCTCTACTCAGGCCGATAAAAACCAGTTGGTAATTGATGCCACTGTTATCGCTCGTAACACTGTTGCACACTTGCATGATGTACAGGGCGACATTGATAGCCTGAAGCCGAAGCTGGCCACTAACCAAGCCAAGCAGCTTAAGAAGATGGAAGATGAAATGCTGATTCAGCAGATGCTGCTGGGTGGTATTGCTAACACTCAGGCTAAGCGTACCAATCCGCGTGTGAAAGGTCATGGCTTCTCTGTGAATGTAGAAGTAAGTGAAGGTGAAGCACTGGTTAACCCTCAGTATGTGATGGCAGCGGTAGAGTTTGCTCTGGAGCAGCAGCTTGAGCAGGAAGTTGACATCTCCGATGTAGCTATTCTGATGCCATGGCGTTATTTCAACGTACTGCGTGATGCAGACCGTATCGTTGATAAGAGCTACACTATCAGTCAGTCTGGTGCTACCATTCAGGGCTTCGTGCTGTCTTCCTACAACTGTCCGGTGATTCCGTCTAACCGCTTCCCTAAGTATGCTCAGGGCCAGAAGCATCATTTGCTGTCTAATGAAGACAATGGTTATCGTTATGACCCGATTGCAGAAATGAATGGTGCTATTGCTGTACTGTTTACTGCTGATGCCTTGTTAGTGGGCCGCTCTATCGACGTAACGGGTGACATCTTCTATGAGAAGAAAGAGAAGACCTACTATATTGATACTTTTATGTCTGAAGGTGCAATCCCTGACCGCTGGGAAGCAGTGTCTGTTGTTACCACAAAACGTGAGACTACTGGCACTGTGGCTTCTGGTCAAGGTGCCCAGCACACTCAGGTTCTTAACCGTGCACAGCGCAAAGCTGTATACGTCAAGAGCGCTAACCCGGCAGGCGCTGCTGCTGGCCTGTCTGCTGAAGACTTGGTATCTGCTGTCCGTGCTGTAATGGTTAATGACATTAAGCCGACTGCACTGAAACCAACTGAGTAATACCTATGCCCTATCTACCTCTGCGTAGGTAGGGTTCTTTTTGTTAGGAGGATTCATGCCTGTAATTAAACAAACCAGTAAAATAGGCAACCTGATGGAGGGCGTTGCCTTCCAAATTATTGACAGTAAACTTGAAGCGGTCAACTTATGTATGAGAGCTATTGGTCGTGAGGGTGTGGATTCTCTCGACTCAGGCGACCTAGATGCAGAAGATGCAAGCAAGATGATTGATATTGTGTCTCAGCGCTTCCAGTATAACAAAGGCGGCGGCTGGTGGTTCAACCGTGAACCTAACTGGCAGCTTGCACCTGATACTAATGGAGAAGTTAACCTTCCTAACAATTGCCTTGCTGTGTTGCAATGTTATGCTTTAGGTGAGAGAAAAGTACCCATGACAATGCGCGCAGGTAAGCTCTACTCCACATGGAGTCACACTTTCGATATGCGCAAGCATGTTAATGCTAACGGTATGCTACGTCTCACTCTGCTTACCTTGCTACCTTACGAACACCTCCCTACAAGTGTAATGCAGGCAATCGCATATCAGGCTGCTGTCGAGTTTATTGTATCCAAGGATGCAGATAAGACTAAACTGGTTACTGCACAGCAAATTGCTACGCAACTCCTTATGGATGTACAGTCTGAACAGATGTCACAGAAGCGACTAAACATGCTAGTACACAACCCTACGCAGCGTCAGTTTGGTATCATGGCTGGTGGTTCTCAGAATGTACCTGCTTACTCTCATTCACCTTATGATAGCTGGACACTTCGTCCGTGGGAGGATCGTTAATGGAAGTACAAGGTTCATTGGGCAGACAAATCCAAGGTATTAGCCAACAACCACCAGCAGTGCGTTTGGATGGTCAGTGCACATCCATGATTAATATGGTGCCTGATGTAGTAAATGGTACACAATCCCGCATGGGTACAACTCATATTGCAAAGCTACTTGATGCAGGTACTGATGATATGGCCACTCACCATTATCGCAGAGGTGATGGTGATGAGGAGTATTTCTTTACTTTAAAGAAAGGACAAGTACCTGAAATCTTCGATAAGTATGGGCGTAAATGTAATGTAACTTCTCAAGACGCACCTATGACGTATCTCAGTGAAGTGGTTAACCCAAGAGAAGATGTGCAGTTCATGACTATTGCATATGTGACATTT